CCCTAAACGAAAATTGACAACTATCAAATTCCCCTTAGTCTATGTCAAGTGATGTATCAAGCCTACACCATCAGGATCTTCAGTCACAAACAACCTGCATGCTTCAGCCTATCCTTCACCCGGTTAATCTATCATTAAATCTCATAAGCCTTACAGCCGCCCCCCTCTTATGCCTGATGGCTTTACACTAAACACAAAGTGTTTTATAATAAAATAACTATATTATGAAAGGAGGAAGAAGAATGAAATATAATGATATCATCACAGCTTATAATGTTGATGAAGCCTATCTTCATAATGCTTTAGGTATTCCATATAGAACACTTAAAAGTTGGAGATTGGAAGAAAGGGAAGCACCTAATTACGTTATGGAGCTTCTAGCATATTTTATTTTCAATGAAATGAAAGAAGGTAGGATCTAATGGCTAAAACTCAAAAGTATGTTAAGGGGTATGAGAATATACCTCCTGAATTATTAGCAGAATACAGGAAGTTAGCAGATAGGGCTGATAAAAGAATGCTAAGGCTTGAAAGATTAGCTAAAGCAGATCCTGAATTTTCTAATGTTACTGATTATGCTTACAAAAAAGCGCAAGAAGATGCTATAAAGTGGGGTTCTAAGGCTTCAGCAGAAAAGGGTGCAAGGTTTGCTATTAATCCTCCTAAAACTGCAAGAGAAATAAACGCCAAGATGAAGGATATAAGGGCTTTTCTTGATAAGCCTACTAGCACCAAAAGCGGCATAGTAAAAAGCTACAAAAAGAGGGCTGAAGGCTTAAACAAACTACTTCCTAAAGGTGAAGAAAAACTTACTTGGCAAGAATATAGGAAGTTCTTCAAAGATGCCAATGCTAAGAACATGGATTCACGTTTTGGATATAGAACACTTACTAAGGCTTTTTCTATGGCTAAGAAACTTTCTAAAAAGGCTAAAGAAGAAAAGGATAAGAATGTTCTTAATCAGATCCTGAAAGCAAGAAAAGGAAAGGAGGTAAAATTTACAGATAACCCTGTAGTAAATGAAGCATTAAAAGCACTATATAAGGAAGGATAATTACATGAAAACCATTAAACAAATAGAAGCTGAAAGGTGTGAAAAGGTAAAAGCCCTAACACCTTACAGCTTTACACACTTCACATTGTATAACTATTCAGTTTTGAATAAGATAACTTCTTCCGGGTACAACTACTACCAAAACAAGCGCAAGCATGCTAACTGCTTTATTATGGCTGATACAGAAACTTCTAAGGATAAAACAAGATGCAGGGGCGCTTCTAATCATGTAGTCATATGGACTATTTCTATAAGATCTATGGGCTTTAATTGGGTTACTTTGTGGGGTAATAAGCCTTCAGATCTATGTAAGGCTTTTGCACTTATCAAAGATAATCTGAAGGCTGATGATGTTTCGATATATTGGCATAATATGTCATATGATTATGTCTTTTGCCGTAAGTTCTTATTTAAGCAGTTTGGTACACCTTCTAAGCAACTTAGCACTAAGCCCCACTTTCCTATCCTCTTTAAGTGGGCTTCAGGGCTTATTCTGAAAGATAGTTATATACTTGCACAAAGAAGTCTTGAAAAGTGGGGTGAAGATCTTGATGTAGAACATAAGAAGGCTGTAGGCTTTTGGGATTATGATGTAGTAAGAAATCAAGATTTTACACCTTCTGAAGAAGAAGCTACTTATATAGAGTTTGATACTCTTTGTGGTGTAGAATGCCTTGATAAAATGCGCTTAATGTTAGGCAAGAGGTATAATAACATGCCTTACACTGCTACAGGCATAGTAAGGGAAGAACTTAGAAAAATAGCTTTTTCGCATGGTGGAAGGGATCTATTTTTAAGGTTAGTAGGATCTTATGAAACACAAAGAAAACTAGAAGCCTGTTATCATGGCGGCTTTACTCATGGCGATAGGTATTTATTAGGAGAAATAATACATGATGTAGTATGTAAAGATTTTACTTCTTCATATCCTTTTGTACTTCTTGCTTTTAAATATCCTATGGAAAAGTTCTGTTCTATGCCTGACATGAATCTAACAGATATTCTTAAAGATGAAGAAAATGGATATATTTTTAGGCTTACTATGGAAAATGTAAGATTAAAGAATCCTTATGAAGCTATGCCTTCACTTCAATATAGTAAGGTAGATGCTATAAAAGGTGAAGTTTTGGATAATGGAAGGATAACTTCATGTGATGCAGTAAGCATCTATATGAATGATATAGATGCTTCTATCATCTATGAACAGTATGAAGCAGATTATTTTTATTGTAGTGAAGTAGAAGCATCTGCTTTAGATTATCTTCCTAGGTGGTTTACTGATTTTATTTTCAAGTGTTATGAAGATAAGTGCACTTTAGCAGGTGTAGATCCTATCTTATATATGTTAGCAAAATATAAGGTTAATTCGCTTTACGGCTGCTGTGTACAGAAGCCTATAAGAGAAAGTGATATAGAAGATTTTGATACAGGAGAATATAAGAAGGAAGAACCTAAGAAGGGTGAAACACATGAAGAAATGTGTAAAAGGTTATATCAGAAGTTTGTATCTAATAGAAACAGCTTCTTGGTATACCAGTGGGGGTGCTGGTGCACTTCGCTTGCGATGAAACAGTTATTTGCATTAGGCAAGTGTACTAACACAGAAATGATAAATGGTTACGAACATCACAGATGGATTTATTCTGATACTGATTCAATTTATTCAGATGATTGGAATAATGAAAAAGTAGAAGCCTTTAATGCAGATTGTAAGGCAAGGCTTAAAGCTAATGGTTATGATGTAGTAAAAGTAGGTGAAAAAGAATATTGGTTAGGTACTGCTACTACTAAGCCGCTTGAAGATGAATATAGTGAATATAAGGTTTTAGGCGCTAAGAGGTATGCAGGAAGATGCAAGGAAGATAATCTTATACATATTACTGTAGCAGGTGTACCAAAGAAAAAAGGTGCTTTATGCTTAAATGATAACCTTGATAAGTTTGAAAAAGGTTTTGTATTTAAGGGTACTGATACCGGGAAGAAAGAACATATTTATATATATGTAGATGATATCTATATAGATGAAGATGGAAATGAAATAGGAGATTCTATTGATTTTCAGCCTTCAGATTATACCTTAGATGAAGCTAAAATAGATGCAGAAGCCTATGAATATTATGAAGATGAAGATATAGGAGTAAGTTATGAAGAAGAATAAAAAGATATATTATGATGTAAGAAAGGATCTTGAAGCCTTTCCTGATGCATGGTGCATTATAACATGGTCAAAACGTGGAGCGGGCAAAACTTATTCTATGCTTAGATTAGGCATAGAAGAAGAAGAAACACTGCTGTATATGAAAAGAACCAATGAAGATATAGATTTTCTATGCAGTGGTTCTAAGATAGAAAAGATAACTAAAAAAGATCCTTCACCTTATTTTCCTTTGAATAGAGATTTTGGCTATAACATTAAGCCTGTACTAATTTCTAAAGGTTATGCAGGCTTCTTCCAGAAGAATAATGAAGGTGAAGTAATTGGTGAACCTGTTTCTTTTGCATTAAGCCTGAATAATATCAAGCAGTTTAAAGGTTTTGACTTCAGTTATGCACCCTATATGGTACTTGATGAATTTATTCCACAAACAGGAGAGATAGTTAAGAAGAAGGAAGGCGAAATGCTTTTAGACATGTACATGACTGTTTCAAGAGATAGGGAAGCAAGAGGTAATAAATCATTAAAGCTAATACTGTTTGCTAATGCAGAACAGATAAGCACACCTATCACTAATACCCTTGAAATAGTTGATGATATGGCTGAATTAGAGGCTTCAGGAGAAAGGTATAAGTATATAGAAGAAAGGGGTATATTATTACATCATATAACGCAAGAAGAATGCCCACAAATAGAAGAAGAAAAACAGGGCATATACAAGGGCATGATGGGTACTGCATGGTTTGATAAGGTATTCGAAGGAAGATTTTCAAATAACGATTTTACAAACGTTAAGAAGAAAAAGAATCTGAAGGGCTTCTCATGTGTATATGCACTGAAACACCAAAGAAAGTGGATATTCTTTTATAAGAATAAGAATAATAATGATTGGTATGTCTGCAGTACACCCGGTAATGCTTCTTTTAAATATGACCTTTCAAGAGAAAATGAGCAGGTTAGATTCTATGAAGAAATTCGCCCTTATCTATATGATGCTTGCATTTCAGATCTTATGAAATTTGAGAAGTATTCTTTTTATGACCTTCTTATTAATTTCAAAAAGTTCTATAATATTTGAACATAATGTGTTGACAATAAACACAAAGTGTTATATATTCTAATTACAAACCTGAAACTTGAAAAGTGAATATTTACATGCCACCTGAATGGAGGTTTTTATGTCAAATACAGAATCATTCTTTAGGGTCATTGATAAAATTGACCATTGTAAGAACGTTATTTGTGCAAAAGAAGAAGATGTAAATAAGGCTATGAAGAAGTATAGATCTATGATTTATAATTCTACAGAAGCCTATACAGAAAAGGCTGTTAACCTTTGCATCTTTTCAGTAGTGCAGGTTCTTTGTGAAGAACTTGATGCTATTCATAAAGAAATTGCTTTTCTTTCTGAAGAAGTAATAGCAATTAATGAAGAACTTCATGATAATCAGGAGGTATAACAATGGGCTTTAAGAAAAATGATGCAGAAATGCCTGTAGAGATTAAGGAAGAAACTAAGTATTCTTACACTGTAGAAGTTACAAGTGCTAAAGTCATTAATGATAACAGGGTTATCTTTAATGCAGTAGTTAATGGCATTAAGATTGATGGTTTTGCACTTGTAGAATATACTAATCAGAAGAAAGAAACAGGTTATCTTATTCAGTTCCCTTCTCATAAGGTAGTGAAAGATGGAAAAGAAACTTGGTTTCATACAGTTTGGTTTCCTATCTCTAAGGAACTTAGAGAAAATATCAAGAATCAGGTTATTTCTCTTATCGTATAATGTGATATAATAAGTATAAGCAGTTTAATTGGTGGCATGTGAATCTCCTTTCTTTAGGAAGTACCCGGTTGTGTAATACCGGGTACTTTTATTTTGTCTTAAAATTTTTTATAATGGGGCTAATCAAGGTAAAAGGAGCATTTTAATTATGGAGGTAGTAAGTATGGATATTCCTACATTAGTATCAAGCATTGGTTTTCCTATCACTGCATGTATTGGGTTAGCTTATTTCTGTAAAATAATGATTGATAGAAATAACGATAACCTAGGAAGGCTTTTTGATATCTATGATAAGGCTAATCAGGAGAATAGGGAAGCTATAAAGGCATGTACAGAAGCTATTAATAAACTTTGTGATAGATTGGAGGATAACTAAACATGATGAAAACTTCACAGAATGGTATAGATCTTATAAAACAGTTTGAAGGCTGCAGGCTTACTGCTTATAAATGCCTTCCTTCAGAAGCCTATTATACTATTGGTTATGGTCACTATGGTTCTGATGTAAGAATAGGTATGAAGATAACACAGAAAGAAGCAGAAGAACTTCTTAGGAAGGATCTTGCTAATTATGAATATCAGGTTAACTGCTATGATGTAATTTATCGCTGGAATGCTAATGAATTTGATGCATTAGTTTCTTTTGCTTATAACATTGGTTCTATTCATCAGCTTACAAACTATGGTAAAAGAGATAGAAAGACTATAGCAGAAAAGATGCTTCTTTATTGCAATAGTGGTGGTGTAAGAATAGCAGGACTTTATAACAGAAGGCTTAAAGAACAGGCGCTTTTCCTTACTCCTGTTAACATTGAAGATAAGAAAGAAGTTGTAATAGCTAAACCTGTATTAAGAAAAGGTATGAAGAATAGTAAGCAGGTAAGGATTCTTCAGCAGAACTTGAATGATGCTATAGGTGCTTCTTTGGTAATAGATGGTTCTTATGGTTCACTTACTAAACAGGCTGTTACGGATATACAAACTAAGTATCATGGTACTTTGTACTTTGATAAAATTGATGGGATCTATGGAAAGCACACTGCTGCTTGCTTAAAGGAGGTACTTAGTTAATGTCTTTTGATGCTTATTTTTTCAACTTCCAAAAGAAAAGCAATAGCACTAAAGCACCTACCCAAACACAATGGGAAAGTGGTTTAGATGCTAAAGTTGTTTTACTTGATATGACAAGTATCTTAACTCCTACATTTAAACTTGAACTTAGTACACCCCCTATGGCTTCTGCTACTAAGTATAATTACTGTTATGTACCTGATTTTAACAGGTTCTATTTTATAGATGAATGGAGAACCTATCAAGGACTTTGGTATTGTGATTGTAAGTGTGATGTACTTGCTTCATATAGAACTGCTATTCTTGGTTCTACACAGTATGTAAAAAGAAGCGCTTCAGAGTATGACCTTTCTATTTTAGATAGTATCTACCCGGCTAAAGCAATACCTTCTATTAGTACTAAGTATGAATCTAATGAAACCATCTATAATTTTGCAGATAGTTATAGTACTGATTATGTAGTAGTTATTAATACTATGGGTGCAGTAGATGTAGATCCTTCAGATGCTACTACTATATTAAAGAAGGTAGAAGCAGGTGGTAACTACTATGTAACCACTATGAAGGGGCTAAGTGTATTTCTTGATTTTCTTACTAAGGACTTTAGGGAATATTATGCAGGTACTTCAGAACTATCAGCAGATACTGCTGAAATGATTTATAACCCTTTTGAATATATTAAGAGTATTAAAGTGTTTCCTAATACTTCTGTTTTCGATCCTTCAGCACACCCTAATCAGGGTTTAGTGCCTATCAAGTTTGGTTTTTGGGAAACTAATGCATCTGATGCATACAGCCCTTCACAACATTATTGCTATAGGCTGATGAATCCTATCTATTCTTATTCCTTTTATATTCCTTTGGGCGATCACCCCCAAAAAGCTACAAGGGGTGCTAAGATGAATGGAGCGCCTTATTCTTCTTATGTTCTTCATTATGAACCATATGGAAGTATAGAACTTGATGCTTCTATGCTATGTAATGCTTTAGGTGTAAAAGTAGAAGCTACTATAGATCTTACTACAGGTGCTTGTAAGTCATTAATGAAACCTGTTACTTTAGCAGAACAGGCTTCTATGTCTTTCAATTCTATTCCTAATAATGTTATTTGGGGTGCTATTACTCAAATAGGTGTAGAAGCTACTATATTGAATATAGTGCAGAACTTAGAAAAACCTTCATTAGATACTATCTTTAGGGGTGCTACTGCTGCAGGAAATAAGTTAGCTTCTTCTGCTATGGAAACTATTAATAGTATATCAGGTAAGGAACTTTTTACAGTACCTCAAAACCTGTTAATAGATCCAATAGATGCTATTTCTACTTTGGTATCTAAGTCAACTTTTAAAGGTGGTGGTGGTACTAATCTAACTGCTTACTATGCTAAGCCTTACATTAATGCATTCTATACATCTTTAGTAGATGAAAATATTGTAGATTATGGTAGGCCACTTTATAGCAGGCGCTTACTTAGTGGGCTTAGCGGCTTCTGCTTATGTGATAGTGCAGAACTTACTATAGAAGGACTTGATGTAGAACTTAGAGCTATATGCTCATATCTTAATAATGGAGTGTTTATTGAATAATGCCTACACCTACAGGAAATGAAAATATGGCAGGTGCTTTGCTTACAGGGCAAGGCATAAGCTGGAATGAAAGTCACGGATATTATTTAAGAAATGGTAGCGGTAAGGGTGAACTTAACCCTGATGTAGACTGCAGTTATTTTGTAGGCTATTGCCTTGCACAAAATGGCTTTAATGTAAGCCCTTCATGGTACACAGGATCCATGATAACTACTTTGAATGATTATGCAGGCTTTACGCATTATATCTATGATTCTTCTTTTACTCCTATGAATGGTGATATTTTTGTCTATGATGAAGGTGGTGGCGCTTCAGGTCACACCTTCTTTGTAGCAGAAAATATTAATGGATATGAATCCCAAACTTCACCTAATATAGTTAGATTAGCACTTGCAAGAGTAGAAGCGGCTAATAGTAGAGGACATATAGATCCTGATACAGATGAACCTATACCAGGTGACCAAGCTAATAATAGTGGTGTACATGATGAAGTTTGGGTTCACCCTTGGGAAGCACCAAGTTCTTCGCATACTTGGCATGTGTTTAGGTGGCAAGGTGGTACACCCCCTCCTACTAACAGATCTTTCATAGTGAAAAAGAATAGAAAAAAAGATTTTTATTTGATTTTCACTTGAAAATATGATATATACAAAATTAAGGGGCGCTTAGAGTCATTTACACCCCAATAAGATCTAATCTTAGTAAGTGCAGGCATGGTAGCCGCTTCATAGTGAAGAAACAGATAAGCGCCCCTAATATATAGAAAAGAGGATAAAATTATGAGATTGAAAGACACACTTATTCTTCTTGCTAATGGTTATAGTAAGAAGGAAATTGATGCACTTGATGCAGAAGAAGCAGAAGCTATTAAGGCTGAAGTAGAAGCTAAGAAGGCTGAAGAAGCTAAGAAGGCTGAAGAAGCTAAGAAGGCTGAAGAAGCTAAGAAGGCTAAAGAAGCTAAGAAGGCTGAAGAAGCTAAGAAGGCTGAAGAAGCTAAGAAGGCTAAAGCATCTGAAGGCGCTAAACAGCTTGAAGAAGTTACTAAGCAACTTGAAGAAGCAAAAAAGGCACTTCAGGAACAGCAGAAAAAGAATGCAAGTGGTATTGACATTGGGAAGCCCAATGAAGATGATACAAAGAACATGGACGAACTTTTAAAAACTATCGCTAGTTATATGTAAGGAGGTATAAAACATATGGCAAGAGTTTTAACACCTGTAGATGGTTATATTATCATGCAGGACGTGGTTAATCAGCTTATGGGTGCAAATGCACCTAAGAAGATTGACGCAACTAACTTTGTTTCTGTAGGTGATACAGTGGCCCAACTTCCACAAGATAAAGTGTTTAATGCTATTAATATTTCTCTTGGACGTTTTGTAATGGCTGTACGACCGGTAGATGAAGCATTTAATATCATTAATGCTATTAATACTGATGCTTATAATCACAGATTCAGAAAGGTATCTTTCTATTCTAAGAACACTAAGCCTTCAGGTGCTTTTAACACAGATCTTTATACAAACCATTCTACAGGCTATACAGCAGGTAAGAATGGAGATCCTGATGTTTCTACAGGAAGAACACCTTCTACACCTTCACAGTGGGAACAGAACTTGGCTATTCCACTTGAAATGGATTTTGGAGGTTCTACAACTTGGCAATACTGTGTTACAAACTTGTACCTTGATGGTAAGTATGCATTCCAAAATGAAAGTGAATGGATTAGATTTATTGATGGTTACATGACACAGCATGCTAATGATATGGCTATGGAAAGAGAAGCCTTCAAGCGTCTTACCTTCGCTTCTCATATTGGTGTAGAGTTTGTAGCAGGTACTTCTACAGGTGGTGCTAATAGTGGTGTAGCTAGAAATCTTACAGCAGAATTTAATGCTAAGTTTGGTACACAGTATACTACTTCACAGCTTCTTAGCACTTATCTTTCAGATTTTCTTCCTTTCTTTGTTGCTACAGTTAAGAAGGATTCTAAGCGCCTTAGAAGGAACACTACACTTGAACACTTCTATCCTGTAAAGGCTGAAGGTGGAATTAATTATCATCTTCCTAGACATACACCTAGAAGTAAACAGAAGATGGTTCTTTTGGATAACTTCTGGATTGATGCAGAAGCCTATGTTATGCCTAAGATCTTCAATGATGAATATCTTGATATCGGTAACTTCGAAGCTATTGAATATTGGCTTAATCCTTCTAAGCCTGAATCACTTGATATTGAAGTACCTATTCCTGCTTGGCTTAATACTGTCATGCAGGGTTCAACTTCACAGGAAACTACAGCAGAAGCTAAGATTGACTACTTCCTTGGTGCTATCTTTGATGAAGATGCAGTTCTTACTGATATGCAGGTAGACAAGGCTAGAACTTCAGGCATTGAAGCACGAAAGGATTATAGCAATACTTGGTATACCTTCGCTAAGAATGCTATTTCAGATCCTACCGAAAAGTGCATTATTTACTACCTTGCAGATCCTTCTGATGAAGGTGGAGATGATGAAGGTGAAGATGACGCACCTGTAGAACCGGGTGAATAATGGAAAGATTAAAGAAGCCCTAACCCCAAAAGGGTTAGGGTATTTTTCTATAGGAGGTTAAAATGAGTTTATCGCAATATATGCCTTTTGATTTTGAGCAGTTTATGCTTATTGAATCGCATTATAACCCTTCTCCTAATATGCGTAATAATAAGGCTTATAGGTTTTGGTTTAGATCCTTACTTGAAAGGGCTATTTCTATTATAGATGCAGATCTTCCTGAAAATTGGAATGGTACTACAAGAGATTTTTTCTTTCTATGCCTTTTCCGTATTGGTTTTGTATGCGTTTATTATGATAAAAAGTTTGGTGTATCTTTTCAGCCTTGCAGCCTGTTAGGGCAAAATCTTTACTATCAGCCTATAGAAGCAGTTATATCTAATCCTATATATAATGATAAGGGTTTAAATATTAAATTAGGTGAAGAAGGTGCACTTCTTAAACTTACACCTAGTTATGCAGGTATTAATGATGTTATCGCTTATTATGCTGAAAGGTTAGCCAACTTAGATGCTTCTGAAATGGTTGCTATTTGGAATAGCCGTTTCCCAAAACTTGCTTTAGCAACTAGTAAGGCAAGTGGAGAAACACTTAAAAAGATCTATGATTCAATTTCAGAAGGTGAACCATTTAAGGTTGTTTCTGCTAAACAGATAGCGCCCAATGATGCACAAACAAGAGAAAAACCTTGGAACTTGCTTGAACTTGAAGGAAGGAAAGATAATTATATTCTTCCTGATATCCTTAGAGATTTTCAGACAATTATTAATAACTTTGATGCAGAAATCGGTATACCTACACTTCCATATCAGAAGAAAGAAAGAATGGTATCAGATGAAGCTTCAATGAGATCTTATGATGGAAAGGCTCGAAGCCTTACTTGGATTAAAACACTTAATGCTACAGCAGATGAAGTAAATAAGGTTCTAGGTAAGTATCTTGATAAGCCTTTGAAGTTTGAACTTCATTATGAAGATGAAGATAATGAAGCACCTAATACACAGGAGGTGGATGAAGAATGAAATTTACTTTAAGTGGTTTTGAGAATTTCATGAATGGAGATGATTCTTCACTTTTTGCAGAAGTAGAACTTCCTGTAGGCGTGAACAGTGATGTAGTGAAGGCTGTTATTCTTGAAAGATATGGAGAAATGGAAACATTATATGCAGATCCTTATAAAATGAAATTTGCTACTACTCTTTTCTTCAAGAAGCATTCCAGAACTTTTGAAAAGTGGTTTAATGCCGTTAATATGGATTATGAACCATTGTATAACTATGATAGGTATGAAGAATGGACTGATGAAGGTGCAGGTTCTAAGAATGCTAATTCTAATCATAGAAATAGCATGCTTGAAAATGGTAATACTTCAGATGTAGATTCTTCTACAGGATCCAATACAAGAACTTCAAATATTTCTGCTTCAGAAAATAACAGGGAAGATACTAATCATTCAGGAAGCAATACTTCTAATGATGCTATGGCTATTTCTGAAGGTACTACAGAAGCTACTAATTCAGAAAAACTATCTAATGGTAATTCACAAAGAAATACCGCTAATGATGGTACTAACAAAGTAGCCGCATATAATTCTGTTACACTTCCTGATGCAGAAAAAGAAGTTAGTACTGGGTATGAAGCAAGTGCTAATAGTAATGTAGAAAATGATTCTATTAATGGTACTTCTACTAGAACAGGGAATAATACTAATGCTAGAAGTGGTGCAGATTTTTCAGAAGATTCTAAGAATAGTGCAAGTTCTAAGGCTGAAAATGAAACTACTACAGATAGTGCTACAGGATCTACAAGCGCTAATGCTTCACATAGTAATGCTAGAAATGAAGATGGTACTATTAATAGTACAGAAAGTACTGCTTCTTTGGGTACACATAAAGGTCACCTTTATGGAAACATAGGTGTTACTACTTCAAGTGCACTTCTTCTTGAATATCTTAATGCATCTGAATGGTCATTTTTTGACCATGTAGCAGATCTTTACGCAGAAGAACTTCTGCTTATGATATACTAATTTTAGGAGGTATAAATAAATGGCTAAAGAGTTTAATGCTATGTGTACAACCTTCAAAAAGGTTAGCGGCTTTTCTGAAGGCGCTTGTAAGCCTACTACACAAACAGCTACAGGCGCTACTAACATTTCTACACTTGTAACAAGTGTAGTAGCAGGTACTTCTAATCTTAATGCAGGTGAATCTATTAATATTGTTATTACATGTAAGGAGGTATCATCATGAGTTTTTCAGATGAATTGAATGCTTTTGTACATAATTACCCTTATTGCAATTATCATGAGTTAGTTCTGGATTTTCTTACAAAGTTGGTACAAGAACTTGATAAGATTGTAAAAGATGCAGATCTTGAACACCTTCCTGAAAGGCTTCAGGCTATAAATGATGCACTTGATGCTAATCAGCAGGCTATTAGTTTACTTGAATCTGCAAGTGCAAGTGCTTCAGAAGCTATCAGGGATCTTAGAGCTATTACTTCAGCACAAAGTGAAGATCTTGAAGCAATACATGAAGAAATTGATGGAGTTATTGAAGATCTTCAGGCTTCTATTAATGAACTTGAAACAGATTATAATGCTTTTAAGACTTCCACAAATAGCAGGCTTACTACTCTTGAAGATGCGGCTTTTGACCCTTCACAGATTGTAATGACAAATAACCCTTTCAATTTTGTTTTGTCTTTGATTGATGGTGCTAAGAATGGTGTAAGAATCGTAGTAGATGAATCTATCAGTGCTGATGATTCTATCCAGTGGGTAGATGGTGCTACATGGTATGTTACTAATGTACCTGATAAACAGCGCTTCTTAACTTGGCATAAAATACCTAGGTTCTTCAGTAGTGGAAACCCTTGCCACTTGGTTATTCCTTCAGTTTTCCCTAATGTTTATAGAACAGGTGCTTCTTGGACTTTGTATTTCTATTGTCATAGATGGGTAGGTGAATGGAGCGATAATAACGGCTTAAATAAAGTAGGTCCTATTACATTTAATGAACTTTTGGCTGAAGGTGGTAAACAAATTACTGCTACTCCTGAAACAGGTCCTTTCAATGATATGGAACTTGTAAAGAATGAAAGTACTGGATGTTATGACCTTCATATTTATAATGGTAGAAATGGCTATACTTATTATGGTGACGTCATGTTTGATAACATGATGGTATTACCTATCAACTTAGGTAATGAATGGGAAACAAGTGTAAAGCAGAAATACTATAACCTTCTTAATACATATCTTACACAAACAACTTCTAATATTGATAGTAAGATTAGTAGTGCTATTTCTGAAGCGCTTACACCTGTTTCTGAAGATCTTGATGATATTGCAGCAGATGCTTTTAAGAAAAGTGAACTTAGAACACTTGATTTTACACCCCTTTCAGGTGTTTCTGTTATTGCTAATCATTCTTATCAGCTTGCAGGTGTAAAAGGTAATGAAAGATATACTATTGCTTTTATAGATATGATATTAGATGTAACAGGGCTTACTGATAATAGCACTATGAATATTGGAGATCTTGATTTTTATTTTGATAATCTTTCAGGTGCTAGAAGCCTTGAAGTAGCTATAGAACATGCTAATAATGGTGCTTTTGGTTCTATCACTGCAGGTGGTGCACTTGCTATAAAAGCCTATGGTACTTTTGAAACTACAACTAGAATAAGAGTTACTGCTTCTATAGCAGATAAGTATACTATTACTTAAACACTTTACTGATTTACTCATAATCTTTTCCTCTTGTTTAGCCCTATAGCATCTGCTATAGGGCTTTATTATGTAAAGCCATCAGGCATAAGAGGGGGGCGGCTGTAAGGCTTATGAGATTTAATGATAGATTAACCGGGTGAAGGATAG